TTGACCTGAATATCAGAAATAATCTGTAAGAAGTTATTTCCATTCAAGAGTTGTCTCGTAGCTGTATTCATATCAGTCAGTGTAAGTCCAGAAAATGTAGGTTTTACACTTTCTGGTATTTCAAAATACCAGCCGTTTGAATAAACATCATTTCCAATTTGAGTAGTTCCGTTATATGTTCGGACACATATGTCCATCGTGCCAGACTTTGCTTTTGTGTTGTATCTAGCCAGGTCAGTATTAGGTACGAAAGAAACGCTTGTTGCGTGATTTTTCCCTAAATCAATCCATTCGCTACCAAAAACTCTATACCACACTTGATGAGTGAAGGAACTCGATTTTCGGTCAATGGTAAGAGTATGAAGACTTCCTAACCTCCTATCTCCTGATAAGGCATTGTCGTTTACCGAACTTGAAAGTGGGATTGTGGCAAGCGTAAATGACCTTTCAGGAATGTTGAGAGTATTTGGCGACCATCCACCACCACCAATAAATCTCGCTGAAAAAACAAAAGATTTCTTACCATCTGAATTATGATTAATTGTAATAGTTTGATCAATAATCATAACTGTACTATTGTTGTTTAAAACTGATGGGCGACCTGTCCAATTTAGACGTTTCCCGTTTAAATCAACATAAGCTGAACAATTATAATCTGAGAAAGTATGCAACCCGTTAATCAATGCAAGTCTAACTCTAACTTGACTACTATTAGAAGTTGAATCCTGAGATATTTGATCCAACCACAGCCTAATGTAATAACTTCTATCATTATTCGACCAAAATTCAGCCATTATTTACCTCCTTATCCAACATACCTAATTACATTTATATCGGCATTTAAATAGTATTCTTCCGTTCTAAACCTTCCGATTTGAACCGATGCTGTAAAGATACCATTATCAATATTGATAACACCTTGAGAAATATACATAACCTCTTTCCCAGCTGAAAACATTGATATGCGATCATGAGTCACCTTGATAGTTGAACTTGCATCATTCTTACCGATAATCAATCCCTCATTTGAGGAACTCATGTAAGTATCAATGAATTTCTTCAACTCCTTCATTCCTCCAAACTCAGTCGTGAGAAGCTCGAGTCTGCGACCTGCCTCAACTAAATCAGTCTCAGATTTTTTCTGATTTTCAGTGTTTGATTTCACAAAAGCATTGTAAGCTTTCTCGAGCTCTCCTAATGCTTCCATCGATGCTTTTGCTTTTAGCTCAGCTTCATGGATTTGTGTTTTTTCTGAAAGTGCATTAATTTGTTCCTGAGTCAGCCCTTGGTCTGCTTTAGAGTCTAGTTGTTTTTGAGTCTCTGACCAGTGAGGTTGCCAGCTCGTCATTGGTATGGCTCCGACTGTTAAAACGGCCCAGTCAGCATTACCAATTCCTTCTAGTTCTGCAGTGAAGAATGATACAACGTCTCCAGAGTTAAGGTTTTTCTTGGATGTAAAAGTAGCGTTCCAAACATCCAACTCAAAGCTATATGATAGCTTTATCCACTGCCAATTATCGCTAGGATTTTCACGAATTCCAAGAATAAGTGTACTATTGTCACTCCTCCACCATTTAGCGCTTAAAGTGTACTGTTTGCCAGCTTTTAAAGGTTCAGCCAAGACGAAATCTTGCCGATGCTTATTTCTCCACCCAGCGTTTGAATCAAGTAAAATGTTACCTGATTGCTCTGTCGTCCCAAATAAAGCTGTCCACTTATATCTTGCAGGGTCTTGACTATCTGATTCATTAAAGTCCGTTAGAGTGCCTAAATAGCGCTTATTCGTGCTATCAGTTGTACTAAAACCATCACGGCCATCAGCAGAGTTAGACCAAGCTCTGTGAAAATATGGAGTCCGACCATCAACACCAGCTTTCCCCGGTATGCCTCGAGGTCCATCATCGCCTTTAAATTTTGTCCAACGATAATCAGTAGGATTCATGCTATCAGTAGGGTTAAAGTCCTGATACATACCTATATAAGGCTTAATAAAAACAGTTTGACTAAAACCTCCTCCGGTCGCATCATCAGCATAGGCAATGTGGGTGTACTGTGTACGTCCATCGACACCTTTTAAACCAGGAATACCTTGATCTCCTTTTGGACCTTGCAAGCCTTGAAGTCCTGGCGCTCCTTGCTCCCCGCGTTCACCTTGAGGCCCTTTAGGTCCAGGTTCTCCCTTGTCGCCTTTCTGCCCGTTTTGCCCATCTGAAACGTTCACAAAAGAAATCTCATCGACTGCCACTTGGTTGTTATCTATATACGCTGAAACAGTGAGTGTGGAGGTTCTATCAATAGTTGAACCACGTACAAGATATTTCATCCCTGTTGAAACAGTACCATCTAATGACCAGCGCCATGTGACACCAGTTACAATAGGTTTCCCTCCTCTATAAAGAGTTGGTGTTACAACGCTTTCTCCACTACCATTCTTAAAAATAACCCCTTTATCTGTTGATAATTTGATGATGTAAGGTTTTGAGTTCTCAAAAAGTCGTTCAAATGCTGATTTAATACCTGATGATAACTTATTCTCCAAAGCTTTGAAATTCGCAAAGGTAGTCTTGTTACTTGAGGGATTTGTAAAACTAATTTTTTGTTCTGAAATTCTCGCTTTTACAATTAAAGCAGGGTTAAAGCCATCATCATAAATCTGTATTGTATCTCCGATTTCAGCATCTACGAAACCATCTACTTCATAAGTGATAGCTGGATAACAATGCTGTTTTAATTTTAAGTAAGCAAGTCGTCTCAGTTCATTCGGCTCATCAGTATCAAAGTAAAAATCTCGTCTTGTCCACTGGTCATTAGCTGTTGAAGAAGTGAAAGTTGAAGGATAAAGCTGCATAGAAATAGGAGCGTAAAGCGATTGACCTCTCTGGTAAAACTCTACTTCTCCTTTCTCATTCTTAATCGACCATTCCCCCAAATCAGCTATTGTCAAAACTTCTTTCTCAGGATCTGTTTCTTTTTCCTTTTTCTTGGGAGGTCTTAAAATTCGCCTCTCAGTACTGGAAGGTACACCTTTCTTACTGGTAGTTACAGTCTGTTCAATAGAACCATCAGAACGTGTAGTTGTGGTTGTTGTAATCCGTGTCTTGTCAGCTAGCTTCGTTTTTTTTGTATGGACTATGGTCTTACTCTTGGTTCCATCTGAAGCTGTGCGAATGATAGTCTCAGTTGTTGAACCATCTGAATTCTTTACTCTCTGACTAGATAGATGACGCTCTCCACTATCTTCAACTTCTACAGTTGGCATTTTACCTGTCGGTCGGATAGTGTTAAAAATGCCAGTCTTATCAATTTCACGAGTTATGGACCCGATGTTTTTACCGTATGTCAAGCTGATATCTGTTCTTTCTCGCCCAACACCTTGATGCTCACCATCGTTCTCATGATACACGTTTACAGTAAATGATTTGATAGAACTATCTGCATGAAGCTTTGTATCAAAATCAATCTCAGCACCAAATTGCTTCGCTAAATTGAGTAGTCGAGCTAGCTTGGTCTCCTGATTAGTCCATTCAAGCTTGAGTTGTTTCTCTGAAATCTCGTTGATTCCAACAGATAGTAGAGTGTAATTCAGCAAATCCATTTCCTTACAATAGTCTACAAAGCTCATCCCTTTTGTAGCCTTATAAGGATTTGCATACTCATTAATTAACTCAAGATTGAGGTTGATACAATTAACCTTGATAGTTTGTTCGTTCTCGGTTACTTTATGAACAGTAAAAAGATGCGTTCTATCTTTGTATTCGAAAGAAATAAAAGCTTTCTCGTTTAGATGATTGTGAATCTTCGTGAGAGCAGAGTCTGTATTTAAAACTTTCTTAGCAACCGTAAAGTCAAAGGTGGATGAACCAGTTTCGAGGTTGCGAACCCATGCGTCATCATAATAGTTCAATGCGCCCTGCTTATCATTATCTATTGATGCTACTTGGCGCAAATTCATATCATGGATTGTTAAAAGCATTGCTACAACCACCTCTCTTCAAATTTTACTGATACAGTAGGTTTCTTTTTAACCCAGCTTGATGTATAAATCTCAAGTTGACTTTTTCCGGGAGGCAGTGTAATCCATGAAGAACCATGAACCCTATCTCCAAACTTATTAATCCCGTCAACCATGATTGTGTCTTCCTCGCTGTTAATGACGATTGTAGAACCAATTGGATAGCGATTGGGGATATCTTTGGCCGTTGAGACAAAATCTTTTTGATACATGAATTCATCCAGATACATGTGTGATAGTAATGGACGGTCTCTAACTGCTCCCAGCGTAATATGAATTTTTGCTGATTTTTTACCTTTTATTTCAGGTACAACAAAACTATAATGAGAGCCTTTAAAGTACACATGCAACCTATCATCATTTCTTCTCAGCTCTGTCCAACCTTTATTCGCAAAGAAAGGATCTTCAGTTTCTCCTTGAGGACCAGTTCCTATGAAATACCACCACTTGATATACTTGTATCCACCTTTGCCATCTGTAGTAAATACACTATACTCACAGTCCACTGTTGTGTAACGCTTATAAGTTTCAACCCCGTACAAAAAATTTCCATTCGTATCAGACACCGTAACCTTAATAAACCCACATTGACTAGCGATTGCAGCCATAAAAATCTGTTTCCATAAAAGATAATCGTTTAGAGACCCTACCTCTCCATTGCTATCGGCAGGAATAGTCCACGTTAAGCTTTGAGCGTTATTTTTATTTTTCTCCAAAGCTCCTATGTCTGATAATTCAATATGATTCTCTCCCCACATATCTGAAGTACTTAAAGTTCCAACTAAGCGTTCCTTGTTATCGTTTGTGATAGCTACGCCCTTATCAGAGTTTTGAAATCCTCTCAAAATGTTAGAACCTCTATAATCCAGCAGAACTTGGGAAGCCGTCGTTATTTCAGCATCAATTTCCTCGCGATTGCCCATTTCAAAGGCTGATTTAGAATTGACAACCCCAACATAGCCATTATCAGAGTTGTTTTTGATAGTGATGATTGGGTAAGTGTCCACATTCCCTTCGTTATTGATGTTAAAGACAAACTTACCTGTTTCAAATGTCGGATTAGACACTTCTTTGTATGCTGACGAATGAGCTACACCGTCTGGAACGATGAATTTCATTGATCCAGTTGATCTACGACCACTCGTTTCCTGCATCGAAATACTTTCAATAGGCATGGCCAGATAATATTTATCAGTTTCATCTGAAAAGACAAGCTTTTTAGCACTGCTGACATTAAAAATACCCGCAAGCTTATGCTTGAGGGCATTTCTATCTTTAGACCAAATAGAGAATTTTACTTCAATGAATTTCGCTTCTATAACCTGTTGTTGAATGTTCACTCCAACACTTGCAGTATAAGATGTTGTGATAGAGCGATTATTCCCAATATCTCGTTGAATATCATGAATTTCGATAAGTTCACTTAAATCGATTTTATTAAAATTCATAGTAACTACACTCATTCAAGTACTCCTCTCATCATCATTTGTAGTTTTTCGTATTCTTTTTGCTTTTTAGTAATAATATCCGTAACTACAGTACTATCCATATAAGTATCTGAGTCTTTGTTGAGGATAGCAGTAAGCAATTTTTCTAAACTTGACCTCAGAATCCTCATCTCAGACACGACTTTATCTGTATCTTGCCCACTTTGGACACTAGTGGTCTGAATAGTGATATTACGTTGAGCTTGTTCGATTTCTTTAAGAAATTTAGCATCGCTCGGGATTCCGATACCAGAAGCGTATTTCGGAACCCCCATCTCACGCATCAAACGTCTAGTTTTATCAGCTCGCAAGACCTTTGAACCTCTCGGAAGAGGAAGCAAGACATCTCTGCCTTGAGGAATAAAACTCTGACCATTTGGAAGAGTAACCATTTCCTTGTAGTTGCTATTTCTTTGGTCGTTGACAATAGCAAGTCCTCCAGGGTGATAATTGGTCCCGTTAGCATGCTTGCTCGCAAAGATATTCGTAAAGAAATTACCAGTTACGCTATCAATCCACCCCTTAATACCTGAAAGAACTCCAGACGCATTATCTCGTGCATTGATTGTAACTGTTTTGTCCTGAATACTATTAACACCACTTGTTACCTCGCTAACAGTACCAGAAGTGCTATTCTTAGCAAGAATATCTACTGGATTATATTGTTTAATGGCATTAATAGCACTGCTTGTCTCATCTCGTACACCACCAGTCTGGTCAGTCGCGAACAAATTGATAGGTGCTATTTGTTTCGGAGAGTTTACACTTGCTTGAGCACTTCCGACAGCAGCACTTGTATTATCTACTGCATTTAAAGATTTCGTCTCAGCAGATGCAAAATTCCAAGCTGTAATCTTATCGATAGATAACTGGCCATTGTTCAAAATATTCGTAGGATCGGCCTTCAAATCTTTTGTAAATGGAGTCGTGGCATTCCAGGTTGTCAAAGTATCAGTTGAGCGAGCGACTGCTTTTCGGACGCTTTCATCATTAGCCAGCAACTCCTTCTGTTTTGGTTTCAGAGCTTCATAGTTAGACAGAGCTTTTGAGGCTTCCTCCGCCTTATTCATGATGTCTGTATTCTTCATGAGAAGTTCTTTGATTTCCGCCGGCATACTGTTCCATGTTTTAAGATGAGTTTCACTATCAAAGATAGCTTGTAGCCCAGCTTGGTTCTTGACAATCACTTGTTTCTCTTCGAGAGTCATGTCTTTCCATTTCCCGGATTCGACAAGAGCCTCTGCAATAGTAGCACGAGCATTCGAGTTGATTTCCGCAGTCTTAGCAATAAACTGCAATTGTTCCCAACCTTCAGCAGATTTGGCAGCCTCTCCGATGACTTCTTTTACATTAGACTTGACTTGGAAATTTCCGTTCTTATCAATGTTACCGACAAGCAACGACCAAGCATCATTAGCCTCTTTCACTTCCTTGCTCATCTCACTAGTATAGTTAGCAAGGATGTTGTGTGAATTACCTACCTTTTGAGAAGCTTCAGCAGCTTTATTCCCGATTTCTTCATAGGACAGACCGTATTCTTCCAGAACCTTCTTGGCTTCTTCCCAGTAGTTCCAACTTTGGCCAGTTCGAGCTTTTACCTTAGCATCAAGATTTTGCATGACCTGATAGTACTTACTTCCTAAAGCTTCCATGGTTTGATGGTGTTTAGATTCTAGTTCTTGAATTTTTTTATTGTAAGTTTCTTGATCAATTGCTTTCCCATCAAGCAACTCTTTCCACTCGCTCTTTGAGTTCTCGTAGAGTTTCTTTTCCTCATCCAGCGCTTGTTTCAAAACATCTCTAGTATGTTTTAACTGTGTTTCGTTGAGTGAGCTGATTTTACCATTTAAGGCTTGTTGTGCTGAAGTCTGTTGTTCTTCCGACAAACTCATCATCGAGAGTTTGGCCTTAATCATCTCATTCTGATTGTTCAGGATGATTTCTTTCTCCTCTTGAGAGAACTTGCTCGCATCACCGTTATGTCGCTGATAAATCTCATTTATTTGATTCATCATGGCTTCAGTATTAGATACCATCTGACCATTTCTTTCCTTGGCTTTTGCGATATCCTCTTCGCTGAGCCCCCACTTAGCGCCCAACTCTTCTATCCGTTTGTTGGTTTTATCCGCAGCAGCAGCAATCTCTTCATATAGCTTTTTAAAGGCCCCAGAGACCTTTTCAGCATCTCCGGCATGAGTACCGAAATTTGCGACGGCCGTACTAGTTTCATCTACTACCTTCTGGAAATTTCGCAATTCTCCACGCTGAACATCATCTAAAGTAGAGCCAAATTCCTCCGCTTTGATACGAGCTTCGTCCTTTTTATGGCCTAAATAAACTAAACCACCAGCTAATAAAGCAGTTCCGCCAAGTAACAACCCAATTGGATTAGCAAGAGCCCCAACAGCTCCGGATAATAGCGATGTTTTTGAAGCAACTGCCCCTACTCCGTTTGCTAGAGAGGTAGCTTCGCTGCCTAGTTTGGATACTCCAAATCCATTTTTAGTTAAACTAGCTACGATTCCAATCCCTTTTGAAATCCCGCCTAATCCTTTTACAAAACTACCTATTATTGAAGTTCCTTTCCCGAATAACTTCAATGCAGGGCCGACAGATGCTGCCATCATCCCCCATTTAAGGATACTTTCTCGTTGTTCTTTTGAAAGGGAACTAAATTTTTTAGCCAATTCAGCTAAATGGCTTATCCAAGGTTTTCCAGCTGTTAATCCATCTTTTAAAGCATCTAAAAGCGGACCTCCGAACTCAATTGCAATATCTGTTACTTCATTTTTTAGCATTTGAAGTTTTGACTGCATCGTTTCGTAACGTTTCCCTGCTTCATCAGACAATGCTTTACCTTTGCTCCACTCATTGTTGGCAACCCCCATGGCTTTACCCATGGTTTCAGCTGCAAGCCCCAAAGATTTCAGCATATTAGATTGTCTGATACCTGTTAATCCAAGCACTTCTAAGATTTTATTTGTATCTTTTCCTCTTTCGCCGGCTTTACCTAAACCTTTTATAAACTCTTGCAATGCTTCAGCAGGTTTGGTTCTCCATTTTTCTGCAAATTGTTCAGCAGTCATGCCAGCCGTATCAGCATAGACTTCGAGTTCTTTTCCTCCTTCTGACACCGCTTTAGAAATGCCAGTCAATGTCTGTGTCATAGCCGTTCCACCAGCTTCGGCTTCAATACCTACAGAACTCATAGCTGTTGACAATCCAAGTATTTCAGGCATTGTTAAGCCGGCTATCTTACCAGATGCAGCCAAACGATTAGCCATTTGAACAATATCGCTTTCTGTTGTTGCGAAATTATTCCCTAATCCAACAATGGTAGCTCCAAATTTGGCAGACCAACTATCAAGATCATCACCTTTAACCTGCATAATGTTGCCGATTTTCGCAATAGAGCTAGCAGCATCTTGAGCGCTTAAATTGGTTGATACCCCAAGGTCGATCATAGTTTTTGTAAAACCTTCGATTGAACCAATTGGTACACCTAATTGTCCTGCAGCCTCTGCAACTTCAGCTATTTCTGTTGCACTAGCTGGCATAGTTTTAGACATTTTTCGAATACTCGAACTCAATTCATTAAATTGTTCTGGAGTTCCATCAACCGTCTTTTTGACTCCTGCAAAAGCTGACTCATAATCCATTGCCGCTTTTACTGCTAGTCCCGCGCTTGCTACTAACGGTACAGTTACGCCTGTGGTCAATTGTCCGCCTATCTTAGAAGCGTTATTTCCAAAATTCTTTAATCTATCGCCACTTTTGTTTAACCTGTCGCTTAAATCGGTCATTTTATTAGCAAAGCTATTCTCTTTACCAACAGCAATTAAAGCATCTTTAACACGATGAAGTTGCCCTTCCATTGCTGCTAACTTAGCATTCTCACGCTCAATCTCAGCAGCTGCCTTGTCAAATTTAGCCGTACCAGGTTCGAGAGTATCAAAACTTTTTTTCATCTGGTCCAAGACTTTTCTTTGCGCTTCAATCGCTTGGCCGAGTGTCTTGTACTTAGCTTGAAGCAAGTCTGTGTTTTTCCCGTTATTTTTAAGGGAACTATCTAGCGCCTTTACATTGCTTTGAAAGTATTTAACCGCATTCTTAGCACCATTTAGAGTAGGATTGAACTTCGACACGTCCAGCCCTAGCTCGATATACATTTGACCTAACGGCGTTCCACCTGCCATTCAAATCCTCCTTTTTAAATCATTTCTAGAAAGTCAGCAAGATCCATGACTTCCTCAGTTTTAGCAGATTCAGTTTCACCAAGAACACCCATCAAGTCCTCCCAACTCGTATCCATCACATCACGAATACTCATTCCATATGGACCCTCAGTAGCTTGCTTGACAAATCCATAAAACCTTTTCAGCGCTTCACTTGGCTTTATTTTTTCTCCTTTGGGTCAACATCACCCACCAGATGAGAGTAGATGTCTGTAAATACCGCAAAAATATCTGCCATATCCGTGAATTTCAAAAGTTCTTCCACTTCCAAATCTTCAAACAGTGAGGCGATAAATTCCAATTGCTTGTCTAATTTCTCTACCTCTGACACATCAGATGATAGTGCTTCATTGAGAATCAAGTAGTCGCGATAGTCCTTGGTAGTAATTTCCTTACTGGTCTTTTGAACATCTTGACCCTTTTCATTTTTAATTAAAAATTTAACCTTAGCCATTTACTTTCCTTTCTAGAAAAAAAGATAAAAAGAGAGCTTGCGCCCTCTTCCTACCCTGCAGCAACCATTTTAAGTTGCCCTTTGAGTTTCTTGATTTTTTCTTCGTCATTACCAATGTACTTACCATAGTAATTACCTTTGATTTCTTCATCATCGCTTGCAATGGCTGAGAAACTCAAGCTGTCATCTGGAAGTTCCTCTTGCTTCTCCTTAAGACTTTCAAGCTCCTCAGCATCCATTGAGAAGCTACCTTTGAAGAAACCAACTTGCGCTTTCGTGCCGTTTGCTGTTTTAGATTCAAGCATAACTGAACAAAGTGGAGCATCACTATCTTCACCAATATAAATGATTTCGTCCTTAACTACATGCCCAAGGATTTTGGCAAGGACCATGTGAGGAATGTCAACTGCTGTCATTTCCATCTTCACATCACCTACACCGCGTTTTGATGTGTAATAAGCGACATCGCTTCCGTAAGTTTTAACAGGTTCACTTGAAAGTCCTGTAATCTTAGCGGTACGAGTCGCACCCTCACCGGTTTTACCTTCTACCACGAAAAGGTTTTTCCCAAGTGTTGGAGTAGCTTCCCCATCCAACACACGAATTGTCATGCGTTTAAAACCAACTAATGCCATTTATAGCACCTCTTTCTTTAATTTAGTATTCTTCGTATAGAGCACTCCGACCTTTGTAGGTCCGAGCGTCTACATAGCGTTTGATTTCTGGAATCCATTCATCCAAACCACCAACGGTTTGATAAAATCCATGGTCTTCCATAATCTTTTCAATTTTTTTTTGGAGTTCTTTGCACTCCATATAATTTTTAGACTCTACATTGACCTGATAGATAAATGTCTTAGCCAGACTCGTATTACTGCCATGAACTGCCTGCATCGGCGGACCAACTGGTCTAATAACAATACTTGGCTCATTATTTGGTAACGAGTCAGGACGTTTAAAAGATTTGATACTGATTCCAGCTAAAGACTCATCTTTTTTCAAAGCCTCATAGAGTTCATTAAACTTATCTTTGACCATCTAAAACCCCTCCGTCTTCAAATGACTAGCGATTCTGTATTTGTACGTCTTAGCATGAGCCTCTGAAAAACGTCTGATGACACCGAACCCCCTTGGATGTGGGTTCTTACCATATCCAAACTCATTCAAGTGAACCAAGCGCCAACGAGACCCTTCACCAAAACCGATTTTCACAACAGGGACGCCAGTAGCAAGACCCGTCACACGTCCAGCAGTAGCACTTTCAACGGTTTCTCCAGTATCTTTGTAGACCTGTAGAGCACCTTTGAACTCTTCTAAGGTTTCATTTGCGACTGCCTTCAAGGCTTGACTCGTAGCACGTTTAACCTTAGTATCGCCAAGATGAACTTCAAGGTTTCTAAGAACATCGTCAAAGCCTCTTAATTCTGCTCCACTAGACATCTTGACCACCACCAATAACGACTATCAAAAAATCCCGATTATCAAAATCAGGACGAACATCGATAATTTGCCATTTTTCACCACTGAGACGGTTGTCGCCAACTTCGACAAAATGCTCATTCTTCGGCTGATAATCAGACAAAGGATCTCGGATTTTCAAAGTCATCTTAGCTTGCATAGACTTACCAGTTGCAATCTCTATGTCTTTAAAGCTAGGGGAGTAAACTTGGCCCATCGTATAAAAAGCCTTCTCGTGACTCACATCACGACCATGAAGCCCCTCCTCGACTTTAGAAGTATAGAAAGTCAAGGGGGTTCTCAGGTCTCCGTTTTGAGCCTCTGGCTTTTTGTAGCGATAGCTAGGGCGATTAGTCTGATAGGACATCAGGCATTGTTACTTCTGGTTGTTTTTCTGACCATTCAACAAAGCTAGGCAGTGCTTTATTGATTTCATCAAAGCGCTCTTTTGTCTCTTCAAATTCTGAACCAACTGAGCGATATTGACCTTCTTTAAGATCGTAAAATCCTTTCAAAACCTTAATCATCTATTTCCTCCGATTTATAATTTTCAAGAGATAACGCCATCAAATCTCCTTGAAAGTTTTGATAAAAAAATTCAACTTGATCATTGTAGGCATATCGTGCACGCTCTAAAATAAGTTCTCTCACTCGTGGATTGTTCTTTGTAGTACCCACGATTTGAAAAATAGCCTGTTCAGAGCTTTCTAACATTCTGGAAAGGTTAGTATCCTCTCCGTTGTGAAATATCCTCATTCTCTCCTTAAATGCAGTAAGGAGAGAATGAAGTTCTACTTCGGCAGTCATGACTCAACTCCTAAATTAAGCTTCAGGAAATTTTAAAGTCCAAACAGCAGCAGTCTTTTCATCGTGAGCCTTACCGTAAGCGAATTGTTTAGCAGTGTAGAGATTCAAGTCTTCTAAAGCGTATGTTTCGGTAAAGCGACCGAATTCAATACCACCGCCTACGAAAGCATCGTAACGACCTTTGACAAATGTAGTGACTTTACCTGTAGTTTGTGCTACAGATTCAACTAAGATCAGGTTATAAGGCATTGCAGTAACATAAACACCTTGTGCATTCAAAGAAGTGTATTGTTTCTTCACATCCCAGGCATCAGCTGGGTTAACAACCATAACAAGATTCCCCTCCACTGCAACTGGAGTTTTTCCGTCTGCTTTAACAGAGTGGTGTTTGTATACCTTTGTCAATTCTTTGACTACAGTAGCTGAATCGGCAAAAGTCAAGTTAGTTGTTTCAGCAGTTTTTTCAGCATAAGTTGTCTTATCGCTTGCAACGGTCCCTGTAAGAGTACGAGAGAGGCCGATAGGTTTATTATCGCCGTCACCGTTCAAGTAAGCAGCTTCAAGAGCAGCCGCAAAGGCTTCTGTAATTTGTGCAGAGACAAATTTTTGCAACCAAGCCGGACCGAACTTTTCAGAGTCTTTTGGAATTACAACAAAAGCAGTCAATTTATTTTGAATTGCTTCTTCATCACTGAATTCTTGTTTAAGTTGTCCTTGGATTTCGGCATTGATTTTACCCCAAACTGCTTGACCAGTTTGAGTTGATTTAAGGAATTTCAAACGAATACCCGCATTTTTAAGACCGATATGTTGAAGGAGTGGACGTGCCATAACCATATCTTCAAAGATACGGTCGATTGTTTCTTGAGGGAATAGTTTTTCAACCCCTTTAGGAGCAGTTTTTTCAATGTTATTGAAAAACTCACGAGCTTCAGCTGTCAGCTTAGCATCGTATGGATTCAAGGCTGAAAATTCTTCACGGGCAGCATCACGGGCTTGAGCCATCATTTCATTTGTCATGGACTCAATCATGTCGTTGTAAAGCTTCGCTTGTTCTTCTTGAGGTGCACCATTTGCAACGGCATCCAAAAATGCCTGACGTTGTTTTTCAAATTGGTTAGATAATGTCATTGTCATTCTGTTTTTTCCTTTCTTAAAACATAAAAAGACCGAACCCTTTAGGTACAGTCTTGTCTGTGCTATTTTCTGGACTTTCTGGAAGATTGAATTTCTTCTGTACAAATTCGCTATTTTCGAAAGCCTGCGTGTCAATTTGTATATCTGGTAGTTTAGCTTCTAGCTTTTCAGCTACCAGTTCAGCTATTTTATCGATATCAGGAGTCACTGCCGACCTCATTTTCTCGATAAAATCACTTGGGATCATAGGAGTTTCACTCGCAACCAAAGTTGGAGCGACTTCATTTGTAAACATAATCTTGTCTACAAATCCATGATTCAAAGCTGATTCAGCATCAAACCAAGTAGTCTTGTTCATCAATCCAAGTAAATCATCAAGAGCCTTACCAGTCTTATGAACATAGGCGCTAGCAATAGATTTGTCAAACCCTTCTAGTACCCCAGCCTCATGAAGCAGAGTGTTATGGTCTCCATTTACTTGCGTTGAAACATTGTGGATCATGATTTGGGCAGTCGGACTGATTTCAACCGTATCTCCTGCCATTGCAATCACGCTTGCTGCGCTTGCTGCAATACCGACAATCTTCACGGTCACATCACCAGGATACGAGCGTAGAGCAGTATAGATTTCACTACCAGCATAAACATCACCACCGCCTGAATTGATATGAACCTCAATCGGTTCACCACTATCAGGAAGGACGACATCTTTCGGAGCGGTTGCGTCCCACTCAAGCCAATCGTAAAGCCATCTGTCATTATTTGATACAATCGTACCCTTAATCGGAATTACTTTCATCTTCTTTCTTACCTCCTTTCTCTATTTGATCACCAATTTGATAGTTTTTGGTGATGAGAGGTTTATCCCCCCATGGAACGGCTTCTAACCCAAGCTCAGCACGAACTTCGTTAATCAACATTGAGCCAGACGAAATAAGTTTGTCGATGCTTTCAGCAAGTGCAAATTTATCTCTTTGACCTTCTCCTACGATGACAAAGCGGCTTAAATCATCATATCTTCTTCTTGTTAGCAATGAAAAATTTAAACCATCACTCATCTTCTTAACAAGAGACTGAAAACAATAACTATTGAACATTTTTTGACTATTCTCTAGATTAGCCATGTCACCATGTAGCAAAGCTGTTGGAATGCCCAATATATCAGCAACTTCATCATCAAACTGTCTTCTGAGTTTTTTTAATTCTTCAACAGATATATTTGAAGTTCCTGTAGTGTTGGTTAACTCACTGTATTCCATCCCGTCCTGAGATGGAACAATCGCAATCGTTTTGGTGCTGAATGACTTAAAAAGTCCATCAGCATAGGCTTGAAGTTTTTCTCGCATTTTATCATTGAAACTCCCGTTTGTTCTCGTACTAAGAGTTCCTCTGATTTGATTCGTTCTCGCCAAAGCTTCTACTAAACGAGTATGAAGTTTCTCATAGTCTGAAAATAAATCAGATACATACTCTTGCAATCGATTATTGTTATATTGCAAGAAAATCACTTCACTCATCCTAAACCTTTTTTCAAAAGTATAGCCCCTACAAGATACATACTCAAATACATCGTCATAAACAGCATATTTAGTTCGTGTAAAGGCATCTGCTACAAGCAACTGATCATCATCTGTGAGAAAAATTAGAACTTCGTTCTTAGTAATCAAACGATAAACAACTTTTTGCCAAAATTCAGAAGCTGACTCGTTCTTATTTGGTCTAACATTTAACAAGTAATCCCAATCAGATTTTTTGGTTTTTCCCTTTTCAAGATATTTAAACTCTGATCTAGAAAAAATCCGAGCAACAAACTCAGCAGACTTATCGACAGCCAGACTTTTTAACTGTAGATTCCCAAATATTCGCTCCAGCTCTTCAAATTCAAAGCTAGCAGTTGGTGCTTCGCGTTTAAACAAATTCAGCAATCCCAAGGTTCGTCCTCCTTTCTTTTAATTTTTGCCGACCACCCACCCAAAATTTATGCTTTAAAAATTCCAACTATCGAGCATGTCAAGGAATTCCCCAACATTCGACTCTTGCACCAGCTCCCTCTTGTAAAGAGCAGCTATCAAAGCATGGAACCCATCTGTCTTTCTTCTGACGGGCTCTTTCTTCAAGAAACGCTTATTGCCATCCTTGTCCTCTTTGACGTAGGTATTATCTGTATACCAAATCATTGAGTTGTCACCCTCAAAGATAAAACGCTCATTGGCAAATCCGTCTTCGATAATTGGCGCAACCTTAGACTGGATTGCCCCAGGATTTCTCAAGAACTCATATTCAAAACCAGCCTCTTCCAAAAGAGGTTTCAACAAGTCCATTCTGAAACCATCAGCACAGACTAGCTCGATTTGATATTCTCTACTCCATTCATTCAATTTTTCGACCAATAAACGAGGGTCAATACTAGGGCCATCCACGATGGTAAACAAACCTCTGTCTGCCCATTCTTCAATAGGCGCTTTTAGTTTGAAAGCTCTCAAAAACGCTTTACGAGCAAATGAATGTTGCTTCCAGATAAACTCATCCCCATTCTTAAAGAGCAAACCAACACTCGCAAAGTCTCGGATGCTCGCATAGTCAAAACCAGCCACACACGACCGACCTTTCAAGTCGATACCAGGAGACCGCAAACAAGCAAGTAATTTTTCACGAGATGTCACATCTTTCTCAAGGTCAGCTTCAGGAAGGTTCATCCGTTTAGTCATGAATTCCTGACGGCCAGATGGCTCCAACTCAAGGTCATCATAGTCAGCCTTAGTTCTGGCAAGCAACCTCTTAGCGTAAGGAGTGCTTTCATCCAACATCGGATTTGCTTTCGGCCAATTCTTCATGTCGTCCACTTCATCCGCACTGTCAAGTTTGCAGATGAAAGGAAATAGCCTGAAATCATCAACCTCTCCATTCAAGATTTGCATAGACTTCTCTATCAGCTTGTCATAGAACCCCTCACGCACATACCCATTCGTACCGTTGTAAAAAGTCCGAGCATGAGCAATCTTACCAAGACCTGACCGTTGAACCTTCACGGCCTTATCATCTTCAAACTGGTGAATCTCATCAAACTCAAGACAGCCATCACGAGCCGAGTCCATGGTCTTCGGATTATTCGTCCGAAAAGAAAAGACCGAGTTGTTCGCTCGACCTGTAATAGACATTTTAGTTAGATAGAAATGGTCCTCAAGGCCACGCCTTTGAATAGTCTCATAGACCTCCTCAAATGAAACCTTGCCCTGTTTCTCAGAGTTAGCAGTGATAGTCACATCATAATCTCTGATAGGGTAGATAGGACTGATAAAGAACGAGGACCTGGCAGACATAAATCCATTCTTACCACCACCACGAGCCAAAGTATACAGATACTCATCGAAGTGTGGTTCCCCGTCTTCCTTCCGAAAAAGAAAGATAAACGGAGTCAAGAAAAGTTGGTACTTAGCCAAAGGGAAAAAGTTCTTTTCTGCAAAACGAATGAACTTGTCAATCAACTCATTGTCAAAATACAAATCATCACGAGGATAGATTTTCTCCTTGATGATTTTAAACAGCAACTTCCTCTCCTTGTTGACGGCAATTTCTCCACGTTCGGCCATTTTGATGTAGTCATCAACCAGCGGATGAGAAATCATAAAAGATCACTTCCAGACGTAGCTTTCTCAACAGGCGAGTTTTCCACCTCAAAATCAAACGATCGCTCAATAGCCAAAAGCTGATTGCTGGTTGTGTTGATTTCTTTGATGAGAGAATTCGCTTTTTGGAATCTTTGTTGCCCATTATGAACAGTGATGACCAATCCGTCTTCATGAAGTTTGGCTTTCAGCTCATATAGCAATCTAACGAGATAAAGATATCGATTCACTTTTTCGTACTGGATCGCATCTTTTTTTCTAGGACTAAAATAGCCGATTTTAGAAAGTAGCTGATTTTCTAATTCTTTTATATTTTTTTCTGAGTATTCTTCCATTACCCCCACCCCCTTTAATTTTTCGTTAAAAATTTGGACAGTTAACCCCTCCCACCGGTTCCCAAAACCTTAAAAATACTGGATTTTTTTGACCGGGGGGTGTTATCATCCCCAAAATTCGTCTGTTCTGAAATTTTTCTCAATCATTTTTTTAGATTTTCGGAATTGGAAACGACCGTGACGTTTATTGTGACATTCTTTGCATAGAGTTCTAAGATTGTCTAAGTCAAGAGCAAACTCTGGATAGAACTCTAGCTCCTTGATGTGGTCAACCTCTAGGTTCTCTGTTGTAACTTTGCCTTCTTCTCTGCACCAAACACATTCGTAGTGATCACGTTCAAGTGCAAACTTGCGAAGCGATTTCCAGTCACTTGAATTATAAAACTCTGTTCGGTCTGCTCTAGTTGCAACATCAATCATTTGATTATTGATGTTGATGCTTTGAGCTCGAAGTTATTTAGCTTGTCAATGCAATTGTTCAAGTGTTCGATTGCTTCACAGCATTCTTGAGTTAACTCTTGTAACTCTAAACGATTCTCAATTTCGACTCCAACTACAATTTTTCCTAATGGTTTCTGTTTAGTGGTTCTTTTATTAAAAAGTCTTTTAATAATACCTTTCATAACTGTACAATCTCCTTTGTTTTCACTCTCTCAATTCCTTGTTTTACATATTCTAATGAATTCGCTATATGAGTTTTAACTCAGACTTACCAAGCGTTTATCCTGCATACATAAAATGAAATCATCATAACCTCAAAACAATGAATTGATATTAAAATAAAAAAATTAAAAGCCCTGAAACTTTGTCATGGCTCGGTCTTGTGAATCTTGGTTTTTGCCAATATATCGTAGTGAAATGCTTTGGCTTGAATGGTTCAGTAGGTCCATTATCAGAGCGACATCCTTGGTTTGTTCGTACATGAATAAGCCAAAGGTCTTTCTCATCGAGTGAGTCGCTATATTTTCCAGACCAACCTCTTCAGCAGCTCTTTTAATAATCTTGTAAGCTGTGTTAGGTTTTATGTGCTGATGCTTTCCGTTTCGACTAGGAAAGAGGAAGTCTTCATCTTTCTTGTCTTTGATGTACTGCCTCATGGCATTCTTGAATTTCTTTGGCATCTTTCGTTTGGTTGGCTTGTCTGTCTTTTCATCGACGATCTGGACGTGCCAACCTTTAACGTGCTTTACTTTTAGTTTGACGATATCACCAATACGAAATCCCAAATTAACACCAGAAAGGAAGAGCATGAGGTTACGTTGTCTATCTGACTCTTTGACTGCACTATGCAACGTCAGCCATTCAATCATAAGCTGAACATCATCTCTATTTCTGATTGGCTCAACAACTACCACATATCCTCACCTCCTTTTTAATGCACAAAAAAAGCAGAGGTTTCCTCTCTGCTATTCTTCATGATACTAATTTACCACATTCTTTTTGTCAATTCTATATGTTTTTTTGACAACTTTACATAAAGAGCAAATTTGAAAGTGTATCGAGAATCACTTCACGTCTTCTGTAAATCTGCTTGCTGTGTCTATACAAGTACCCAGTTTCTCCGTTCTCCATGATGTGCCAAACTTGAATCCAGTCGTATCCAGTATGTTCTCCCCAGCGAAGATAAAAGATTTTTTTGTCATCTGGTTCTAGATCCTCTAGTAATTGGAAAATAGCGTTTTGGAGATTTTCTAATCTTAAAATCATAGGATCGCTTGCATAAGCAACCGCTAGATTCTCCGACCTGTTGACGAATGTCCCACTGCCACTTGCTCCAGTATCATCAATCCCAGGAACAGTAAGATGCTTAACTTCGTACAAACGTTCTAGCTCATGCCTGCGTTGACCGATAAGTTTGTCAATCTTTAAATATTTATCATCGAGTTCGAATTCAAGATAATCCCTTCGTGCTTTTGTTAAGTTCTTTTTGACCAAACCTTACCTCCCGTGTATCTTTTAGATTTAACCCATTTGATAATCTTACCGTCGTTATTGTTATTGTGATAATCCGGCAGTCTTGCTGTTGGACTTTCTTTGTAGATGATTTTCTCAACTGCCTGAATTGCAGGTAGCATTTCATCATCTACCCATCCAACTAACCAAGCAGGATTCACATCATAGGTTTTAGCAATCATTTCAATTTGCTTAATGGACGGATATCCACCTCTCTCATACAAATGAATTGTGTTTTGTGAAACACCCGTGTCCCTAGCCATATCTTTGACAGAGAGACCTAGGTCCTCTCTAAGTTCTTTCAATCTCAATTCCATGCTATAAACCTCCTTTCTAAGTAATTATTTTGTTAAATTCTTCCAGGCACATGTTCGACCAAATGAAACGATTGCTTTTTAAAAGCTTCTCGCTCCCCATTTTTTCAATTCTTTGATAAAGCCTGATTTTAAACAACGCTTGATTTTGTTTCGAAAACCTAGTTCCTTTTACTGGTAATGTTGCTATAAATGATAATGCTTCGCCATAAGCGCGAATTACACATTTTGCTAGTATATCACTGTTTTCCCCTTCTCTAACAACAATTGACACATTAATTGGTTCGTAATTTAAAACCTCAGCGAATTTGACTCTATCTTGTTTGTTATCTGTCTTTTGAAAGCCTGAATATGGGTATTTTTTAGGTTTCATTGCCTGTCCTTTCAAATAATTTTCCCTTCAAATATCAGAGTTATTGTTCCTGTCCCGTCTGTGTGTTTAGAGGTCAGCGCACGACAATCTGATCCAAATTCAACTCCTTCAATTGTGATGCTATTCTTCACACTATCAACGTTGATGATAGAATCATTTGATGTTTTAATTCTCATGCTCCATCTCCTCAATCAGCCAGTCAAGGTTCTTTCTGGCTTTCTTCAGGTCTTCAAGACCGTTTTTTTCTTTGTAGCGAAGTAAATACTCGACTGCACTGCACCAGCGATGTACTTCCATTTCTGCCTTACCTTTGATAAAATTTCTCGTAACATCTTTTACTTCAAGACCGTAAGTCCCGATGTAGTGGTTTGGTTTGTTTATATTATCTGTCATTTTAACTCCTTCTCATAAAAACCATATCATTCAAATTCCTCCAAGCAAGATTATTACTCTGATTTCTGAACTCTCTCTTTTTGTAAGGGATCTGATGTTTGTTCAAGTAGTAATATACCTGGTTGTAATGCAATCCTAATTTTTTAGCGATATCTTTTACAGCCATGCCTTGGTTAGCTAGGAAAACTACATCTTTGTGAAATATGGCCAGGTCTAAAATCTTACGTTTCCCCAATTTTCGGACACGGTCTCGAACAGCTCTCTCACTACGTCCTAAGATACGAGCCAAGGTCTTGTACGAAAAACGTCGGTAGTATTTTAGAATATAGCTATCATCTGCGTCTGACCATTTGGGGTTAAATTGCAAGTTAGGATTATATTTCTGAAGTTTGGCTAACTTAGAGCGCACAGCTGTGTAACTTCTATCCAAAAACTTGCAAGCCTGTGTTAAATCCTGCTCTTCTCCAGATAGGACGTACCACTCCAAATAATCAACCTCGTCTTCTGTCCATCTACGTCCTGCCATAATGTTTCATTGCTCCATGCAAATAATATGTTCCATCTTTGCGCTTGTTCACATAATACGTGTACTGCCCATCTGGACTAGCGTAGGAAATCTGCTTCTCTCCTGCCCAGACTCCATTATCTTGCATCATATGGCAATTCTCAATAATCCATTCTACATCAGGCATCTAGTAACTCCTTGTTCTCGTAGATGTTGCCGATGATTTCACATTTCATGTAAGCTAAATAAAGAGGTTTCCATTCCGTGTTTCGATTTTGTAACTCATCTACAAATCTGTAAATAAAACTTGCATAAGATCCATGCCATCTTACAAGCGCTTTTCTGCCTTTGTAATCAAGGATATCCCCCTCAAAGATTTCCTTACCGTTTCTGTCAAACAATCCTGTGGATTGCATGAGGATAATATCTTCTGGAAGTCGTTTATAATGAACATCATCACCAATGTATTTAAACTCACCATTTTCAAAATACATCTCACCAATGTCATTATCCATTTTTTCATATTGCTTCATCCACGCTCTAAATTTCGGTATCATCCCAAATCCTCCAAACTAACAGTTATAGCCTTTTTATCTTCTTTACAGATAAAAATAAGTGTTTCGCCTTTTTTCAAGTTTTTTAAATCCTTTTTTGTGAGTTTCACTTTATGGACTTCGTAGCTTTTGCCATCTATTTCAAGCATCAGGTAAATCCTCCTTAAATAAACAAGCTAGCTAACCATATCAAAAATGAACATGTAATGATTTTTGAAATGCTACCTTTTACAGCATTTGAATAATCCTCTTCAGATTCTTTTTTGCTGGATAACACAGGCCAGATGAAAGATAGTAGTGCATCCATCCCTAATGCTTGCCAGACTGTAATTTTACCAACTGGAACAATTGTTGTGATAATCTCATTCCATCCATACTGAACTACAAATGGCGATACAACGATTACAAATACAGCACCTAAAACAATACCTAGTTTTTTCATTTTATAAATCCTCCTCTTTTACAAAGCTACCATCAATCCAACGACCCTTGCGGTCTTTGATTTCGTTGTAAGCCAGTTCAAAACATTCCTCGAAGCTATAACCGAGAGCATTGCTGATTGATTTTAACCAATAAATTGAACGAGTTAAATCGATTATATATAACTCTTTATTTTTAAATCCATCAGATAACTGAATATTGCTTATTGACCTGTTCAAAAAGACCAGACATTCTATAACATAGTGTTCGTCGCTAGAAACTTCATTAAAAATCTTATGCACATCCTCTTTTATCAGCAACGCAAGCCCAACAATCACAACCGCACAATCTCCGATACTATCCTTTGTCAGCTTCTCATTCTTCTTGAGGTAGCCTGCGCATAACTCGCCGAACTCTTCGCTAAGCTTGAGTGACTGCTTGTCTAGCCGTCCACCGTTTTCTAAATCACGGTCAATAAACCATTGTTTTACGTTTTCTAGTGTGGTCATGATAACTCCTTTGCTATCGCTGCTATGACATTGACTGTCACGCTATTTCCTGCTTGTTTATATAATTGACTGTTAGAGTTGACCTCTTGCGCTTTGTCAAAAGCGCAGTCTGGAAATCCTTGTAATCTCCAACATTCACGAGGAGTTAGTTTGCGTACCTTACCATCAATAAATATTTTTGGTTCTCTTTGTCCACCTTGCATCGTATTTAAACAAGGTGCTAATCCAGCTGGACTATAAACTCTCCCACATTGAGGGTTTCCACCAAAACTTTCAGTTTTCTTGATATTCCCTAGTTGTATAATTGATTTATCTGATCTTGTTTCAAAAATAGGAAATACTTGTCTTCCACTTGTTCCTCTAAGATGTCCGATAATGAACACTCGTTCTCTGTTTTGGGGGACTCCAAAATCTTTGCTGTTAAGCACTTGCCATTCGACATCATACCCCAACTCATCCAACGATTCGATGATTGTCTCGAAGGTGTTCCCTTTATCATGGCTAATAAGCCCCTTGACGTTCTCGAGGAATAGATACTTAGGTTTGAGAACGGAAGCGAACCTTGCGATTTCAAAGAAGAGAGTTCCGTTTGTATCTTCAAAACCTCGTCTTGTCCCAGCAACGCTGAAAGGCTGGCACGGAAATCCTGCGCAGATAACATCGACTTGTCCGATTGCTTTGATTTCTTTCTTTGTGATTCCTGTTGCATCATGCAGCTCTATTTCTCCTTCTGTATTGTGTATCGCTTTATAACTGGCTCTAGCGTATTTGTCTACTTCACAAAATCCAACGCATTCATGCCCAGCGGACTCCATACCAAGACGAAAACCGCCGATGCCAGCGAATAAATCAAGAAATTTCACAACATCACCTCGTCCCCAACTTTCACTTTATCGTACACATCCTTCGTAACCACGAAAATTCCATAATCTCTGATAGTCACTGTGTATAGCTTTCCATGTCGTCCTTTCTCAACGACCTTACCGAATATCTCAGCACCTACGTTATCCGCTTTATAGATAACCAGCGGCTTATTCTTTTCTAGTTCTGCAATCCTGCCCATCTGCCAGATGTTTAGTCCAGCAGATAGTAGAATCCAGATTGCTATGAATCGTTTCAATCTGTGACCTCATTTCTCAATTCAAAATCAATTCCATACAAGAGCAAATCATTTTGAAAGTCAACGAATGCTTCAATCATCTCAGCTTCTTGAAAATCGTATTCCTCGACCGTACCCAAGAAATCGTCAATATCATCTCTTTGTACACTTCCATATTCTGTCTTTATATGTTCAATGGCTGATTCATAGCCATCTACATCAATTGTGTAGCAGATTCTGCCACTTGAATAATCATATTTGTAATTCTTGATAATCACTATTTCATCTCCTTGCTCTTAATTTCTCTAGTGAGTCTGTTTTTTAAAATATGACTTGTAAAATAAATACCGTCTTCATATGTATAATAATCAGCGGTTTCTTCAATCCACTGACTTCGTGTGTAAGGGTATTTGTTTGGTCGTTTCATGTTACCACCTCACATATAAGTATTTTGTATCGATATCTTGTCCTAAAATACAATCTCTCAATGATCTTAAATCTTCTAACGCACTGCTGACAGTCCCCCATTTGTTCTCAGGTTCATACTGCACATACTTTTCAGGGTACCGTTCTAATTCAGATATACCACGTTGAATATTTTCAAAAATATCAGCAACATTGTAAATTGTACCTTGGTCAAAATCCCAATTCATAGCCACCCTAAACATTTTTCCAAGATTGTAAGTCGGAGAACTATATCTAGGTTCATCGATACAGATATATTGTCCGTTTTCTATTTTCGCTAAGATTTCCAAATCATAACTCATCTATCCGACTCCTCCGCAGCATACTGCAACCATACTAGGCATTCATATAGATCCCTTGCTTGCCTTTTGATGTTGCTTAATAATTGACTGCTCAATTTATCCTCATTTTGTAAGACTTCTATCTTGAGATTTGAAATAGCAGCAGACAACTCTTTTTCTTTTTTTAAACTTTCACTACATGACATCACTCCACCTCCTCGATCTCAATCCCTTCACAAGAGAAGATCCATCCGAAGCCAGCTCCTTCTAGTTCTTTTTTTGTGTGATATGGACTAAATAAACTACATTCTGTTAAGCTCCCATAGTACCAACGATTATTTTGTAGCTGGCGTTTCAAGTATGCACTATCTTCTACAACTCCTTTAATTCTAACTGTATACCTTTTTTCTTTCTCGACCTCGTAGCCGGAAATCCAAGCTAATGCGAATGTTTCTTGGTTGTCTTTATCCTCAAGCCATTCCTTTATTTCCTTTTCTCCAAACATATAATCCATTGCTTGAAACAAATCCCAGTCACCAGATTTTTTGAAATACTCAATTTTTTCCGCCACAAACTGCGGAATTGTGATTTTTGGAGATTTTTTAAACTCAGCTTTCGGAAGTTCAATTTTCGGTGGTTCGTCAAGTTGATTAATAATTCCTTTGATATCCCCAAAGGCAGCCCAACCATGTAGATCCAAAATCATATCTCTTTGCTCTTCAATTTGTTTTAACGCCTCCTGCTTATTCATCTTCCAACTCCTCGTTATATTTTTCTACCAATTCATTCAACCACGACCAAGGTCCAGTTTCTTCTCTGATTGGGTCAACTTCCCTTTCTTGCAACCAAGCTGAGAAATTAACCACATTATCAATATAGATTGTGTCGTAATCACCCCAATCCCAAATAGTTAAATAAATTTCTGTTTTAGTTCCATTTTCATCTTCAACCGTTATTGAACCATTTTCAACCCATGCTGTACCAAAACACAATTCGCAAGTGCCAGTCTGTTCTTCTTGAAAATCCGAATGGTATTCTGTCACTTTATATTTCATCTTCCAACTCCTTTATTCTCTTCTTCCATCCTTTCACTTTCTTTTTAAGCAAGTCACGTTCCTCAGACTTGCTAAAAGCAAGCGACTTGACACATGGCTCAGATAGTTCTATTATCCTTGCCTCAGTCTGCTCAATTGTGCGTTTCAGTCCATCAATCACTGTCTGTTTGCTATATTCCATGTTTATCCTGTTTATAAAAATCCAGCTCTTGCACCTCATGGCTCAAAGACACAAGAGCTAGCAAATTCTTTATACGTCATTCGTCCAAGTCTGACGCATATTCTAGCTCGCTTTTAACGTGGTTCGCGGCACGTTGATTTTGTTGCCAAGTAATAGCAATCTACCGCACCATAATCAAAACGTACATCGTCTTTTCCGATAGATTTTTTGAATCTTGGTCTAGTAATACCAGAGAAAGCCCACTGATGGTCTTTCATCTGTTCGATAAGTTCATCCACATTGTCAAACGTCCCAAGGTAAAACTTGCAGTGCCCATTATAGACGAAGTAAAGCTCTAACATCACTCCACCTCAACTGGGTAAAAGTTCCCAAAGGAACCCCTCAACGCCTTGCCAACTTGTAGGGCTGCCGCCCGAGAAACAAACCGCAAGGCTTTCTTATCCTCTGAACATGAAATGTCCAAGCCAGTCGCACCAATAATAGCGGACCTCAGAAACGGCTTATCCTCTCTTGTCCCATGCTTTAAAATAAACATCAGCCACCTCCATTCTAGAAATATTGCTTCCGCTTGTTCGTCAAATCATTGAAAACCATCAAATGGTCTTTATCTACACCCTTCATCAGTCTGGACATGAAGGGTCTGCCATATCTTTCCTGAATATCAGCAGAAATCAAATTCGTGGTAATGATCGTATTTGAACGCTTATTCAGGATATTGTAGAGAATAGTAAACGACCATTCACTATCCTTCTCCATACCCAAATCATCCAAAACCAAGAACTTAGCGCTAGCAATCTTATTGACCAAAAACTCTTCCTGACTAAAATCAGCTTTAATCTTCATCAGCAAGTCCGTCACGTTGATAAAAATAGCAATCTCTTTTGTGTACTCAGATAAGGCTTTTACCATCGCAAAAGCCAAATGGCTCTTACCTGTTCCAGCTTCTCCTTGTAACACGATGTTGTTCCTAGCACCCTCAGACCACTCACGACAAATCCTATTTGCAAAAGCTAGCTTTTCCGCTTCTTTTTCAGTGGGCGTCTCAAAGTTGTCCAAAGTAGCATTTTTTAAAACCTCATCATAAAGCGAGAACTTCTCAAGATAGTATTTCCTCTCTCGCTCATTCTCAGCGTCGGCCAGTTCATTCACTCTTGCCTGATTCTCTTCATGAATCCGCTCAGATTCACACATGCGACATACAACACTCTCAGTCCGCAATATCTTTATCAAAGGGATGTTATGCTTTTCGCAGAACTCTTCTTGTTGTTCTGTATTCCTGTGATAAGATAAGGCAATTTCCTCAAACACATTGTCTACCATGACAGACGACCTCCGCATTCATGCCAGCTAGCCATTTCAGACAAGCAGGCAACCACTTGATGAATTGGTTGATCTGCTAAAAGAGTTTTCTTCTCGTAGCTTAACGGATAGTAGTCTATCTCGAATTGTTCAATCAGTTCTAGTACCCCCATTCGTCCTTGGCCTCCTGTTCTTCTTTCTTATCCTTGTTCTTCTTCTCTGATTGACGAACCTGCTCAACAGTCGTGACATTATTCATTTGCCAATTTCTTAAAATCCCACCTATATATTTGATGTTAGGTTTTCCAGAGTTAATAGCAGTCTTCAGTGCTTCTTTTACCAGATCCACATCATTCTCATTTAGTAGATGATTTATTTCTTCAATCTCAAATCCAGATAAGAGTCTACGAAATTCAGATTGAAAAAGTTCTAAGATATTTTCTTGACCACCACTACTATTAGTAGTAGTTATTCTTTTCTTATCTTTATCTAATCTATTCTTATTCTTATCTTCTTCTAGTGCGTTACCATGCGTTACTGTAACGTTACCTGTAACGTTACCAAGAGCAAGATTTTTCTGTTTTTCACGATGTCTGGCCACACGATTACGTGTTTGTTCCTTGATTTTTTCCATACCGTCAATGTTTTGATGCTTTTCCCAGTTTGGCAAGGTAATGACACCGTCTATAATCTCGACCATTCCAAACTGTTCAAAGACTCCCAAGGCCATTCTGACTGTATTTAATGGCCTGCGAAAAATAGTGGCCAACATTTCATCAGTATAGTGAACCTTATCAGTCATCATCAGCAAACCATTACTGTTATGTTTTCCAGCAAGTGTCAAAATCTTGAACCATATCACTAAGATGGCATCAGGATCAGGTAAGGCATCAATCAGGCAAATCTTTTCATCGTCAAAAATATCGGTTGTGATTTTAATCCACTTGATTTCACTCATGCACTATCCTCCCAATACTTTTCCAAATCTACTTTCATCACCGCAGCAAGGTTCTTTTGCTCGGTTAGTATTTGTCTACGGTAAGGAGCAAGCCCAGCTTGTCGCTCCTCCTCACTTCGTGGCAAGTAATATCCATTTGGTTTCATCTTTTTAGCTACGATAGGATGGCCAAAATTGACACGCAAACTTTCGATAGTCTCTTCCAGCTTACGCTTCGACAGTCCGGTTTCTAAGCGGATTTCACTCGCTTGAATAGGCAAATCGAAAGTAGCACAATTAATAATCATGTTTAATACACGAATTTCTAACTCATTCATGCTGCGACTAACACTCATGTCTTTGCCCTCCATTTTCTAGGATTATTACGGAAATCCATAGTCATTTCTTTGTAGAGCAATCGTCCATTTTCTTCTAAGAGATTCGCATTTTGTTTACTCAAAAGATCATTATTTCTTGCTTCTTCCTGGTAGTCCTGAGCTAGCTTGTCATAATCTTCGATGCATACTCTAAAATATTGAGGCACATCCTCAATCGTTGAAGGAAGCCCGACAGGTGGTTGTGTGTCATAAGTTGACTTTCTGTCACACTTTTTCAAGTTTCTTCGTGCAACTTCTCTAAAATCTTCTGCTTCTTCAATGAGTATCACTGTTTTTTCTTCTGTATTTTCTTCATTTTTAGCAGTCAGTAGCATCAGGATGAAGATGCCAATAAAGATGGCCATTAAACCTAGTAACTGACTTGTAATTGTTGGTTCTGTCATTTTTCTTCCTTCTATTTTTAAATTACTAAGTGCGACTGCACAAAGTTATCCAATTCATTTCTATCAATTCTTTTTGTTCCGTCAATCTTATATAGATTCAAACCCATTCTTAACCATTTTCTGATAGTGTTAGCACTACAATCAGCATAATTAGCAGCGCTTTCGATAGAAAGCCACCGTTTTTCTGTTGTTTCATGCTCTAACAATTCTTCGAATGATTCTTTGAATTGATTTCTTACAACCGTTCGGATACCATTTTCAAATTCTTCACTAAGTATATTCACAACAGCCTCCTAATGTGTTATAATTTGATTAGTTAATTTTTCTAAGCGCCTGATTGCCGTCAGGTGCTTTTTGTTTATAAATTTGAAATTCTAATAAGAATTTCTTCTAATTCCTCTTTGCTTTCGATGTAACCAATCACATCATCGGTTATCCCTGACTCGTAATCTAAGTCCCACGAATCTGTTTTCTTGTTGTGTTTGACGACTGCTAATTCAAGCCCGTACGAATACTTATTGTGAACTACACTGGCACCGTATCCATTATCAAAATGGTATTCATGTCTTGGATACATAAAAAAGCTATCTGTGTGGTCAGTAAATTCTTCGCACTCAATTTCGATTTTAGGTAAATTATATTGTTCCATACTTTAAACCTTCCATTTGTTCCCTTAACTTCTCGATAACCATCTGAAGTCGTTTCTCATCGATAGAACCAACTGATAAATTCGTAGCGCTTATATTTCCTGTGCTCATTGTTGATTTTCGCTTTATCCTGCTATACGGATATCGTCTTAATCTCATTTTCTCACCCCCTTTCAAATGTGGTATAATGATTTAAAAATATTATCTGAGGTTAAAGATGTCCCGATATACAGATTACAAATACGCTTCTGGTGTATTAAAAGAAATCGAAAGCAAACCAGAAAAATATCTCATTATTCATTATTCGTGCGAAAGTTTCTACAATTTAGGGGGAAAAAGTCCCAGAATTGCATCAATATCCGTTCGTCAATTCAATAACGCTCAAACGAATAACTTTTCAATTCATCAATACTCTGAAATGTTGAATACCCCTATTACAGATGAGAATTACAGAATTATCGAAAAAGAATTACTAAATGATTTCTTTGCATTTGTAGATAAAAACTCCGATAAAATTTGGATTCACTGGAATATGAGAGACAGCGTCTTCGGTTTCAATGCTCTAGAACAACGATTCAAGGTTCTTGGTGGTTCACCAGTAGCTATTGACAACGACAAGAAAATAGATCTTGGTCATTTATTCAAATTACTATATGGCGGTAATTATATTGAGAACCCACATATTGAAAAACTACTGCATTTGAATAATTTCAATCCGAAACAATTCCTTACTGGCCAAGAAGAAGCTGAAGCTTTCACCAATGGGGAATACGCTAAACTCAGTATGTCAACTTCGAGTAAAGTTAATCTGTTCTCCACATTTGTTACACATGCTATCAATAAAACATTGAAAACCAACGTGTCTATATGGACAATCAGGGGAACATCTGTCAAGGGGCTTTATTCCACTTTTCAAGAAACAACCTATGGACAAATTATTCTATGGATTATAAACCTTATCTTAGGTGGAATAATCGGTGCAGTAATTGCAAAATACATCCAATAACAGACCGCCTAGGGAGTAGTTCTAGCTTTTTCTGAGCTAGTTCTACTTCTTTTTTTGCTTCTTCTATAGAAATTAGAGTTGGGCTATCGAACCAATCTTTTTCTAAATAATACCTTTGCCCACGCTCAGACATATAATCAATCAATGCCTGAAAATGCTTTATGCGTTCGCGAAGATGTTCTTTATTTTCTTTCATCCGTCCTCCTTTCTATTTCTAACCTCTATTTCTGCTATAATATAAGCAGAAAGTAGTTAACCTTATGACTTTTAAAGAATATTTGACAATAGCAAGCAAACGCGACATCTACGATGATGGTAAAGATTTTGATTTCGAAACCATCTTTGCTAGAGAAATATTACGTTATGCACACGATTCCGAACTGGAAACCAAAACAGGTTTCTTTTGTCATCTTGAAATCATGAATGCTGATTCGTGGTTTGTTGAACTTGCTCACTCAGTCTATCAAGATTTTGAGAAATCAATTTCAGATTTTCACTAATCGAGCGTGACTTTTTTTGATATGGCAATCTCAGAAATTTACCACCAGAGCTGACTACCTTAATGATTTTTTCAAGGTGGTCTTTTTCTTTTTCAAGAGCATCAATAAATTCTTCCATCCGTACTCCTTTCTAACCATCACCAAGTAGCTTCTCTGTCGTCACACCAAGATATTTAGCAACCTTGGCAAGATTAGATGCTGATGGAGTGGATTTGTTCCATTTCGAAATTAAACCATTTGGAAATTCCAAATCTTTCTCAATGCGATAGATTGATATCCCCTGATTTGTAGCAACATCTTTGATAGTGTTGTAAATCATGCTTTCCTCCTTTTTTAGAAATATTTCTACGTTTTATTTCTGATAACTCTTGACAAATAATAGAACTTATTCTATTATAAGAGTATAAGAAAAGTAGCAAATACAGATTTTATCTGTTTCTGCGTCTGTAGTATTTATTATTTTGTGTACCTCCCAAGTACAATACCATGATACCACAGAACTATTTCTATTGTCAATAGAAAAGACAGAAATATTTCTATTTTTCTTAGATTTTTTCTGGAGGGTATTAGAAATGAATACTTACGAGATAATAAAAGAGCTTGTCAAACAACGTCTTATGACAGTTGCACAACTTGAACGAACTCTTGATTTATCAAATGGCTCTATTTCAAAGTGGGCAAAATCAAAACCTAATTCTGAGCCGTTAGAAAAAGTTGCCGATTACCTAAACGTTAGCACAGATTATCTTCTAGGACGAACAGATAATCCGTCTATTGCAAAGGATGATACAATCGCAGGATACACATCTGACGACCTCCGAAAGATGGCAGAGAATGCCAAGACCTTCGATGGCAAGCCACTTACAGAGGAAGATATTGACGCGATTCAAAACATCATAGAAATATACTTGAGAGGTAGATAGCCTATGCAGATTGACGACTTTGTGAAATCTTGTGGAGTAACTCTTTACTACTTTGATAAAGATTTATGGCAACGTCCTGGCATTTATATCGAGGATATCAAAACCATCTTCGTAAATAACAAATTATCTGATGAAGCAATTAAGCGTGTCGTATATCACGAATTAGGACACCTCTCGCATACTAATGAACTCTATAAAAATAATTATTTCAAGTGCGAGAATGAAGCTAATAGACATATGATCCATAAGTTGCTAGAAGAAGAACTCGCACTATCAGATGATCAACAATCTTTTAACTATTTGCACTTCATGAAGAAGCACAAATTAAAAACCATCACTGATGAAGTGATGGTCATTGACGAATATTATTCTTTGATTAGCTAGTTTGGAGCACAGTATGAAAATAGGACCACGGACACCGAATATAAAAAAGAGAGTATCAGCACGCACGACTGGTGCTATAAACCGAAAAATCAAGAGAGCTACTTCTCCATATTATGGACAAAAAGGCGCAGGAATAGTCAAAAATCCCAAGCGTGCAGCCTATAATAAAGTTTACAATCAGACGACTTTTAGTGCCGATGATGCAGAAAGTTGTGCATATGGATGCGGATGTCTAATATTCATTGTATTAGCTATAGTTATTTTTTTCAACATCTTTTAAAACAAAAAAATCCCCACACTCGCCATCGCCAAACTTTGAGTGTGAGGATATCCTGTATAAGAAACAACCATTCAAAAGGTCGTTTTCTTATACCCATTTTATCAAAAAAATGAGGTAAAATCAATGATTGGAAAATACCAAAAAAATGGTACTACTGCTTATTACTTTAAAGCATATCACGGATTAGATCCGTTGACTGGCAAGAAGATTCAAACCTTCCGTCGTGGCTTTAAAACAGAACGTGAGGCAAGACTTGCTGAAGCAAAGTGCCTGACTGACTATGAAAAAAAGATATTCAGAGCAAAAAACACCACTACAACCACCTTTCTACAAGTCTATGAGATTTGGAAGGACCATTATAAAAACACTGTTAAAGAATCAACCTACGTGAGCCAGACTAGCATTGCCGACCGTCATATCTTGCCGATTTTTGGAGATAAAGCTATAAACAAGATTACTATGACCATGTGCCAAACTCAAGTCAATAAGTGGGCAGACGAATACAAAAGATTTTTTGGAATCATCAGCATAGCAAATCAAATCTTTGACTACGCTATTTCGATGGAGTTAATTGAAACGAATCCAATGAGAAAGACACTGAAGCCTAAACGACAAAAAAATAATACAGATGAACTTGAAAAGTTCTACAACAAAGAAGAACTGAAGGAATTTTTCAAAATTGTTAAAGGCTTCGACGATGCTGAAATGCTGACGTATTTTAGATTACTAGCTTTTACCGGAATGCGAAAAAATGAAATCAGCGCTTTAAGATGGTCTGATATTGATTTAAAGAAAGGACAGATTACTGTCAATCAAACCTTGGCCAAGGGGGAAGATAATAAACTTATCTTTCAGACTCCAAAGACAAAAAAGAGTGCCCGAACAATTACCCTCGATTCAAAAACAATTAAGGTTTTAAAGGATTGGCACAAGTATAGTACAAAAGGACTTCTTTTTAAAAATGAGAATGGAGAACCTAAGAGTGTTGTCCATGTCAACAATATGTTGAACAGAATCTGGAGGAAGCATCCTGATTTCAAACGAATCACACCTCATGGGTTTAGGCATACACACTGCTCACTACTCTTCGAAGCTGGTGCTACTATCAAGGAAGTTCAGGAAAGACTCGGTCATGAGAATATTCAAACCACTATGGACATCTATGCTCACGTCACTCAAAAAGCAAAGGATGAAGTGGCCGACAAGTTCGCTTCTTACATTGGTTTTTAAAATATGGGTATCAGCGTGGGTATCAAAACAAAAAAACAGGCTCTCCGAAAACTCGGAAAGCCTTATTTAATGCTACTTAGAGCGATTATTTAGCGATTGGGTAAACAGAAACTTGTTTTTTATCGCGACCTTTACGTTCAAAGCGTA